AGGCGGACGACGCAGCGGAACTCGCCGCGGCGCAACCGGCACCGCTTCGGTCTTGTCCTCGACGACCGGCTCGACCGCAGCGACATCCGCCGCCACCTGGTCGCGCCGCGCCGTCAACACGTTCCCACCGCCGCGACCGACGAAGGCCGCGTAGGCGTACACGAAACAGTCGAGCGCCTCCGTCCGCGCGCCCGCCGACTTCGGCTTGAAGGAGCGCATCCGGCGACCCTGCACCACCCGATAGACCATCGTCTCGGCGGTCAACTGGTCGAAGTACACGTCGTCGACCGAGGCCGGGAAGTGCACGTAGCCCGCGCCCGGCTCGATCACGCGCTTGAGCCGCCCGAAGAGCACGTCCTTCGCCGTGTCGACGCCGACGATGTAGAGCTGCGCCGACGTCTTGCCGGCGCGCCCCGCACGCTTCGGGAACACCAGCCGCCCGAAGCCGCCGGCACCCTTCACCGCCCAGATGCGCCGCGCCTTGCGCCGCGCACAGTAGGCGTACACCTGCTGCGTGTAGTGGCCGCCCGAGTCGACGCAGGTCGCCTCGATCAGCATCTGCCGCCCGTCCTCGCGGGACCGCGGCCGGTTCAGAAATGCGTCCAGGTCAGCCCACAGCGACTCGCTGCCGGGATCACCGGGAAGCACTTGATGCTCGACGAGCCACGCCTCCTCGTCGCGGCCCCATGCCCAGACCGACACCTCGAGACGGTCGTCCTGCACGTCGACGCCGCAGGTCAGCACCAGCGCGCCGCCGGGGAGCGATTGCGCCGTGTAGGGCTCCCGCCGCGCCGCGAGGCCCACCGCCGCGACACCGTCGCCGCGCTCCTCGAAGGTCTCGCCGAGCGACGTGTTGATCCACGTCTGCAGCGTCTCGGGCAGCTTCTTCGCCTCGAGGAAGGCCACCGCCATCTCGCCCCAAGTCGACCAGGGCGAATAGAGCTCGCTGATGTGGAACGAGGCAATCCCGCGGCTCTCCCGCGTCGCCCGCCACTCGCCCGCCCGCAGCATCTCGGCCTTGTCGGCATCGCCGAGCTCGGCACCGCAGGCGACGCAGACGTAGCACGCCGCAGCGGGCTCACCCTCGGGCCAGCGTACCTGCGACCAGACGAGGCGCTGCATCTCGCCGCAGTGGGTGCACGGCACGAAGTACAGCCGTTGGTCGCCCGACTCGAAGCCGGCCTCGATACGGCTCGACCCCTTGATGGTCGGCGTCGATCCCGCCAAGACCTTCCGGTTCCAGAAGGTCGCCGTGCGTTTCTTGCCCAAGCTCACCGGGTCGCCTTCCGTGCCGGCTGAGGCCGGGTAGCGGTCCACCTCGTCGAAAAGCACCACGCGGATCGGCCGCGACGCCAGCCCCGCCGGCGAGTTCGCACCCGCGACGGTCAGGTGACCGCCGGGGAATTTCTTGTGAAGGAGCGTGTTCCCCGAGTCCCGCGAGCGCGGGTCGGCGATGAGCTCACTCAGCGCCGGCGTGTCTCGAACCATCGGCGCGAGGCGGTCCTTCGACCAAGCCTCCGCCATCTCGAGCGTCGGCTGCACCAGCAGCATCGGCGCTTGGTCCTGCGCGACGTGGTAGCCGATGACGTTGTTGAGAATCTCGGTCCAGCCGACCTGCGCCGACTTCATCACCCAGATCTCGCGCACCGTGTCGTCCGCGACGGCGTCCATGATGCCGCGCTGGTAGGGGGCGCGGTCGGTGCGCCAGATGCCGGGCTCGGCCGATGCCTCGCTACTCAGCCTCCGGTACCGGTCCGCCCACTGCGAAACCGTCAGCTTCGGCGGTGGCGCGAAGAGCCGCATCGTCCGCGCCATCCTCGCGCGCAAGTTCGGCGAGAGCGTGGTCGATTTCGTCGGCGATGGCGCGGCTGATGGCATTCGGGTCCGATTGTCGCACGAGTTGAGGGGCGAGCTTGGTCGGCAGCGACAGCAGCTTCGCGCGCGTCGCCAAGACGATGTCGTCCCAGCCCTGCGCCGTCTGCTCGATCTCCACCAGCTCGCCGCGCCTGACCCGGTTCTCAGCCTCGACCTTCTCCGCCTGCGCCGCCGCGAGCCGTTCCCGCTGCGTCGGGTGCGATTCCGCGCCGCCGGTGCCGAAAGTGCGCTCGGCCCAGTACTTAACGATTGCCGGCCCGGGGTAGGAACCGTCACCGTTGCGCGGCGCGTCGGCCCAATCGCGCAGCGTCCGCGGCGTCACGCCGAGCAGCGTGGCGGCTTGGATCTGGGAAAGTGCGGCGATACCTCGGCTCAAGCGGTCGGCTCCATTCTCGGGAAGGCGGCTAGTGTTGCGCTGACGCTACAGTTACACCGGGGTCCGAACTACCCTCAGACCCCCCTCCTTGGGAGGACCCGCTACCGTGGCGCGCGCGCAACACATACCGTCGCGTCGCCGCCACACTCACGCCGCCGGCCTCATAGTTCGCTCGGCGAGGGCGAAGGCCGACTCGAAGTTCGGCACCAGCTCGCGTTCGAGGGTCTGGTCGACAATCGTGTAGAACGGCAGCCGCTGCTTGTAGATCGGCGCGCGTTCGACGTAGAGAAACACAGGCCGAATCGCGGTGCCAAAGCCGAAGCCGACTCGCTCGTAGAGCCCAGGCTTAAGGTGCTTCGTGCGTTCGCGGCCCGGGTAGACCGTGAAGTATCGGCTCGGCCTGCGCTTGCCCTTCGGCTTGGCGATGGCTTTGACCGCAGCAGCAGCCGATGCAGGTTTCCCGACCTTGCGTCGCTGTTGCCTGCTGCGCTCGATAGGGCTTGCGGTCTTTCGTGCTCTGCGCGTCTGCACCCCGCGCTCACCCTTCTCCTTGCGCGCTCTGCTTGCCTTGGTCTCGCGCGCTAACACGTCGCGGCTGGCCTGCAACTGCGAGAGCATCGAGTTCAAGATGCCGCGCGGGACGTTGCCTGCGCCATCAAGCGGCGCGGCTCTTGTCGGGACTGCGTAATGGTTCGGCGGCATCACGCCCGCGCGGATTAGCAGCTCCTCGAAGCCCTTGGTGCGGCGCGGACCGCCGACGACCTGGACGGTCATGTAGCGATCCGCAGGCACGCCCTTGACGCTTTCGTCCTTGAACTTCACCGTCGACGTCAGCCGAGTCTTCGTCGCGGGCTTCACGAAGAGGCCCGCCAGCGTGTAGGGCGTCGGGTTGTTGAACACCCTGCGCATCTCGCGCCTGACATTGGACTCAGCGTCTTTCGCCGTCTGGGTCAGGGCGTAAGCGGTGGCGAAAGGGATCTGGTCCTTCTGGAGCCCGTCAAGCATCTTGAGGGCGTCCTTCAGATTTGCTCGGACGTCGTACTGCATCGAATCGGTCCCTCGGTCTACGGCCTGCTGCGACGCATCGCTGTGAGTGTGTGCCGTGCGTTGGGTTCCGGCTGGGGTGAGAAACCTCAGTCTGCGCTCTTATGCCCGAAAGTTGGGCGGGGTGCAAGACATGAGGTTGAGGTGTACCTGTCGCTCGGCCAGCTCGACGCGGCGCATGAGGGTGCGGCGGCTGATGCGCATCCGGCTCGCCTTGACCTCGAGGGGTGCCTTGGTCAGGTGGAAGGCGCGCAGGGGGTCGCGGTGCAGTGGTGGCAGTTGGGCGATGGCGCGGTCGACTTCGGCGAGGTCTGGCGGGAGATCCCGGACGAGGTCGTAGGCGCGGTCGCCCTCGTTGGCGTGCGTGAAGGCTGACGAGCTCGGCCATCCGTTGAGCACTCGGCCGCGGCAGGCCTTGGCCCAGCGTGCGATGCGGATGCGCGTGATGTGGATGGCTGCCGGGTCAGACATGGAGCACCTTTCGCGGGCGTGCCGAGCGCAAGCGAGTGTGGCCCCAGGCGGCTTGGTACACGTCGCTGATGCTGCCGAACTTGGCCGCCTCATTGACGTTGTGTGTCCACCATCGGCGGTAGCCGACGCTCATGTCGGTCTGCCCCGTCCAGTAGAAAGCGTCGCGGGAGACGAGCACCCACGGCCCGGTGCAGAAGTAGGCGTCGCGCGCGTTCATGGTTCCATCGGCGGCAGCTCGCCGCGGATCATCGGCAGGGCGTCGGTGAGGCGCATGACGACGAGCCATTCCTTGCCGTCGGCTCGACAGGCGACGATGGGCACGTCGTTGGGGCCGCAGGCGCGTGCGGCCTGGTCGACCCACTCGTGGACGGCGATGCCCTTGCGGCGCTTGGCCTCGATGCGGAACTT